CGCAGGGAAGGTGAACAACTCGGTGAACCCGGAGTAGTCGGTCGTATCTGCTGCTACAACATTCGGGATACCGGATATGGATCCGAATCGCGAGGCACTGGGTGCGTAGAGGATGGAGGGAGACTGCGGGTTGAACCGTTGCGAGAGCGGGATCACGTTGCCCTGCTTGTCGTAGGTTACGGGGTCAGCGGATTTGATTTGGTTCGGGTTTTTAACAACCCACGCTGACCCCTCCTCTACAGTGTAACCTCCTTCTGGTTGGACTAAAGTGTCAAAACCTAGTTTAAATAAAGCATCAACACGGTCTCTTCTTTCTGTCGCCCAAAAGCCAACCTCGGGGCGGGTAGTAGAAGAAAGTTCATTTCCATCCACATCCCACCCAAAACTGTCCGGATATTTAGCGTCAATTTCTCTCCTTCGTTTAACATAGTTTTCCCATGTTCTCTCTCCATTATTTAAAAATTCTTCCTTCCATGCTGTCCGCACAACAGCATCTTTTAGTTCAGTAGTATCCCTTCCGTCAACTTCAAGTTTTGTGACTAGGTCTACCCAATTTTTGTAATCAAACAGATTTAAAACCTTTCCTAGGCTAACTACACTTGAATAAACTTTACCTTCGACCTTACCATCTTCTGTATACAACACAGAATAATCTTCTGCTGCGCTATCAATGGGAGTAAGATACGTAGGCGTTTTAAAAGCTGTAATGTTTTTCTCAGGTGACCCATGTAGCAATTTTTTGATATACCCAGCAGCTTTCGCTGCCTCAGTAACCATCCGCTGCAACTCATCGCGATTCGCCACAGGGTCTTTCGCGAGTTCCATGTAGCGAGCATCCTGTGCAAAGCGAGCGGCACTGGGTGCAGGAAGCACGGTCGGTGCTGGTGCTTTAAGACTTTGATCACGTAACACAAGGGACTCGGCGTTGATAGCGTTTAATGCAGCAACTGCATTTGACCAGAAAACAGGATCACCCGGACGGTCCACAGGTGTGATGCCTAGATTCATCGCTGAATTCAAGTCAGCTACATCCTCAAGCATGTTCACATCACTAACACTAAACTTGCCCCCAAGTGATTCGTTTAGAATCTTGGCTATCTTCTGAAGCACCGTGTGGTTGTATTGGTTAGTTATGTTCTGTTCATCTCCTTTATTAATCCAACCACTGCTCGGACCCAATCCCCACACAGCATACCATTTTCCGGGTTCCACATTTTTCTTACCCGCCATTCCAGTAGATACGTAGAAAGGCACATTTACATTACCTACCCGCGCAAGGACCATTACTCTGTAGAAATGATCTACAATAAGGTCTTTTCCAATTTTTTGAATAAACCCGTTATCATACAACCAAGTCAACTTTTCTTGGACTCCGGGGAGTTTATTCACTTCATTGATGATGTCCTTGACGCTGGTGCTGATCACGGCATAACTACCACGGTCGGCTTTGGGATAAGCAACCCCTTCGGGGGAGGTGGGGAATTTGGCATCAGTTTGGGTCGGCGTGGTTGTTGCATTGGTCGGAGTGTTTGTTGGTTGTTTGGCGATAGATTCGCCCTTGGCAAATTTACGGAGCTTGTCATCGATAACAGCATTCCCTGTCAAAGCATCCTTGATCGGGAGTAGGGCAAGCTTCTGCTCAGACCACCTGCGGTTGGGTTCGCGGATATACCCCGCTTCATTCGGGCGGAGCAAACCACCGTCCTTGCCACGGGCATCGGGACCATATACGTGCCACGCATACTGCCCACGGATCTCACCGCTCAGTGCCCACACCGCTTTCGGATCGCGGAGCATCGCAGCCATGAACTGGAAGGATCCTTCCTGAGACACGGGACCGGACACGCCATAGGAGGCGAAGGTATGCAGGGCGCGGAGCAGGTCGTTGGCGAGCAGGTTCGCCTCAACGGTATCGGCTCCGTCCGCACCGACCATGGTCCCGGTGAACTTGGTCTGGCGGAGCAGCGGGTGTTTGCTTGCGATGTCCGGGGAGGTGAACCCTTCCGGCACGGTGCGCTTGATCTTCAACACACCGGAGGTCAGGTCTGCCATCAGTTCCTTCTGCGACTGATAGGGTGTGCCATCGGTAAGTTGGATCTTCAACTTCTTGTTGATGACTCCCCCGTAGGCTCGTTCCAGATCCTTGACCAAGGCATTGTATGCTTCTAGCACCATCGGGTTGCCGGAATCATCGAGCGGCATGTTGTCGAACTCGGTCGCCATATCGTAGAGCAGACCGATATTCTCCGGGGTAAGTGCTGCCTTCTTGTAGACAGCACGTTGAGGACCACTGATGGGGGAGGTCAACCTTCCTCCGGTAGCGGAGAGGATGCCTCGGACAAAGGCTCTCCTTGCGGCAAAGAACTCGTCGGCGGAGTCGCCCCCATAGGCATTGCTGTCAGGAACATAGTTGTCCTCGTAGGCGACGATCCCTCGTCCTTCGTCTCGGGTTCTTCCACTGCGCCGGATTCTAACAGGCTTGATCCTAAAGCTTGGCTTAGATGCTGGAAAGTCATTTTTGATGGTGGTTGTTATTTGGGTGATCTTTCTCCCGAAAGCGTCCGGGTCGTCGTCAATGTTGTAGAAAAGGATCTCCTTCCTGCCCTCGTTGTAGCTCATGCCATTGACTCCCGCAGCCCTGCGGAAGGTCTCGACGGACGACCACGGAATGGACTCCTTGAGGCGGATTCGGACGGAAGGTTGGATCTGCGATCCATCGGCATCGATGACGCCGACCTCATAGTCGGCACCTTCCGGCAGCGAGGGAAGGAACTCCAGTTCATGGATCTCGTCCTGATCGAAGGCGTGTCCGACCGCACTCATGCGCTTGCGGATGGCATCGAGTGTCTCCTGCGAGCCCGTCCCGAAGGACAGGTCGAGGGACACCTGCGATGTATCGCCCCACGATCCACGGACCCTGCCGACCTTGATGGTATACTTCGACGGTGGGATGTCGGAAAGGACATGCGCGACTGCCGTCTCAGCCATGGCATACGCCTCGTCGGTCCTGCCACTGGCGAGGAGACGCTTCATGTCCCGGATGTCGGTATCCAGCACCGACATGTTGAACGAGGTGCGGAATGCACCGGAGAGCTTGGTGTTGTCCGCAGGAGTGACGAGAGACTCGTCGGTCAGCATGAACCGATTGTTCTGCTGGTCGAACTTGGTCGGGTCTTCGGCGGGTTCTTCCTTCTCCGGGGGAGCGGGGGAGACCCTGCTGTTGTGCTGACTGATGAACTTCTCGACTTGGGTGACGAGGTCGTCCCCGGTAAGCCCCGTAATCAAGTGTGGGTTGGGGGTGCGATAGTTGAGGGCAAGTCTACGACGTTCGTTGATGAGGCGGGTTACCAACGCACGTTCGCGGGAATTGAGCTTGCGGAGCTTGCGCTTCGCGAAGCGGCTTGCAAAAGCCCGTTTGAAGTAGGCTTGCGCGAAGTTGCTGACCTCCTTGTTGTCCTTGTTGCGGCGGAGGAACAGGAACATGTCCTCGGTCGATTGACCAAGAAGGATGTTCTGCATGTGCTGGCGGAGACGCTCGGAGGCAAGCAGAGTCCTCTCACTGTCGTAACGGGCAGCGTCCACCGCAGGATCCGGCAGCGTGTAAGCCGGGTCGTTGAAATACTTCGCTCCGGTTTCCTCAAGGTCTTCGTTTGAAACGGCAGCTACGTAACGATCAAACTCCTCCTGCGGAATCGCAGTCAGATCCGCGACATGGGAGAGTTCCTCATCGAGGGCAATCTCAAGGGCGGCATCAACATCCGCATCATCCTGCGTCATGGTGACGAACTCCGCCGCAATCTTGTCCGGGTTGATGATCAGGTTGCCCGTCTCGATATCGGCACCCATCGCGTTCGGAAGGTTGTAGTCAACGATCACGGTGACTTCAGCAGGGATGACTCCAAGGTTCCTCATGCGCGACACGATAGTGTTGGCGAGCACCCGCTGACGCTCGGTATCCCGAGGATCCTGAGCCATGTTCGGGTCGCGGGGAGCGACCGGAGTGGACGAGGCATTGGGTGCAGGGATCACGGTTCCCGGCTTGGTCATGTTCCCGACTGCCGTTGCCCGTTCAGCAGCCTCGGCTGCGTCCTCCGCGACAGACTGCGCGAGGTCCGCGTTGAGTCGGCTCAGGGTTCGGGGTTCCGTGTTCGGGGCGTAGAAGACAAGATCGACCATCTGCGTGTAGATCTCGCTTTGGCGGAGTGCCGCACGGATCCCGAAGATATCGAGGATGGTGTCCAAGATTCGCTTGAAGAACCCTGTGTTCTCGCGGAACCCGACACGCTTGACCGCATTCTGGAAGGACTGCGAGGTGAACATGTAGGCAACGAACTCATCGATGCTCTCCATTCCGACCAGAAGCTCGGGGTCGGTAAGACCCTGCTCCTCGATGAGACCCTTCAGATTCTCGTAGGTCTTCCTGAGTTCCACGACCTTTGCGTTGTTCGCGAAGCGTGGGTCATTGAGTGCGTTGTGGGTGAGTGCGTGGAGGTATTCGTGGGTGAGGACGGAAGCAAGAGACTTGCCGTTGGACCCGCGAAGGTTGAGGTCCACCACATAGTTGCCGTTGACATCCGTTCTGAATCTTCCGGCGAAGTCGGTGTCGCTACTGAAGATATTGATCTTCGTGTTGCGGATCAGGTCGGACGAGCGGAGCAACGCCCGTGCCGTGGTCCGCAGGTAAAGCGGGTAGTCGTTGTCCGCAACGATCCGGTTGAGTGCCGTGATAACCGACTCGGGATCCCCGCTGACGAGACCAAGGTCGCTCGCTTCCTCGGTGTTACGAGCCTCGGCTGCGTCACGCTGCTCCGTGGTTCTGGCGGAGTTTTTCACAAAGCGATCCTGCAACCTAGTCCCCAACACATTTCCGATTTTGTTCACCAACACCTTCACCATTGAATTGAAGTTGTCTTCATTCAACTGCATGTCGATGTCGTTGAACAGTTCCTTCAATGGTTTGATAACCAAGGCTTGTTCGTAGTCAGTCAACGGAGAGTCCACAAACCCATTGTGGAAGTTGAACATCACCCGCAGGTAATTTCTGAACAGCAGCATGTGCCTCGACAGATTTTCATCGGGTCCGCGAAGTTTCCTCAGGAAGGTTGCTGCACTGACCGCTTCCTCTGAGGCTTGCGTTTCGTCAGAGAAAAGGAGGAAGTCCCCATGCTCGGAGTCGGTCCCAAGTCTGCTGTAGACATCCATCACACCGCTGAGAATTTCTCCAGCGGTTCGATCACGCAAGTCTTGGTAAGTTTCGTCTGTCGGCACAAGCGCACGATACAAGTCAATCAGACCTGTTTTGAGGTCCGGGAACTTGTCAACGGTTTCCGTCACAATCGTGGACAGATTGTCAAGAACCTTGTTGATCTCCGAATATTCCAGAGCACTGAAGTCCTTGATTCCACTCGGTCTATCTGCCCTGCTGATGTCCGCTTGAGAGGCGCGTGTCAGGACAACTGGCACGGATCCAGAAGCATAACTGTTAGTCGCGGGGTCAAAACGAATAACCTGCAATGTGACGTTGGCTCCCGGGTTCCCGTTAAAAAGTTTCTCCGATAGTTCGTATGCGAAAATTTTTGAGGTTGGGGTGCCATCAATTTCCGTGATAATGTCCCCGACAGACAAGGCACCCTCTGCGGGTCCACCTTCAATGATTGAGGATACCTGATACACCCGTCCGCTTTCGTAAGCTATGGGGTCGTTCGGTCCTCTGTCAGGATCTTTGAACCTCAAAAAGTTTGGACTGTCAACGGGCACTGCCCCGATCCCAATCGACCCCGGATCCACCGCTATGTAAGACAGGTTGACGATGCTATCGAACAAGCCCTCTTCTTCTGCCATCAACTGCACATCCGGGGATAGTGCGCCTTCGACCAACTCTCTGGTAGGAACTTTTCCAAAAGTTGAAATCTCGCCGCCACCACCAACCCTGACGGGTGCCTCCGACACCCGTACGAAGTTATTGATGGAGGTTGTACGAGAAACCGCATCCCTTACTTTTTTCTCTTTAATGTGCTTTCTCGTTCTGCTGATTACATTATCAGCAATTTTGTCAATAGAATCAGTGTCATTAAATCCGACTACAAGACGACCCGTGAAAAGGCTTGAGATATATTTTTCAAAGACAACGTCGTTTTTGGGGGACTCCTCGTTTAACAGAACCCGCAGCCTTTCCGCAACTTCGGACGGTTTTTTGTCTATCGACCTCAAGTAGGACTTAAATGCACTTACAGCACCCTCTTCAACAACCCAAGTTTTCTTGTCCTTGGACTTGGTTACGTAGTTTTTGAGTTTGGTTCTTATCAATGCCTCCACCGCTCGTCCGTGCGCTTCTACGACAATCTCTCCTTTAGCATTATCAAGATAGAAGGTGTCGTTATCGATGATCAGACTAATACTGCGCCTAGGCAACCGTTGTCCTTGGACATAGGAAATCGCATTATTCAAATAATCCTCGATACTCATCGAGTCCACTGTTCCAGTGTAGAACAAGTCAACTTTCTTTTTGCTGATGCCAGATTCGATGTTCTGGGTTTTGTCTTCGTTCTTCCAGAATAGATCGAAAACACCCCGCCAGTAATCAAACACCTTTGTATCATAGTGTGCTACCCCGGCAGGTATGACAGTACTGGTAGTCGCCACAACTTCTTCAGTGTCACCTTTTCTATCGAGGCGTAGCACTCTTGTCGCTCGGGGCACATTGTCGTATTCTTGGCGTATAATAGCCTTGTTCAAATCGCCCCAGAACATGCGTGGGATAACGACAGTGTGCCCGTGTTTGATCAAGAGACGGACAGTAATGGGGTCGTTGTCGAAGTGAGGTATGTCGTTCTGGAAGTAGACCGTGCGCTGGAGATCACCATCCTTGAGAACGATTGAGGTATACTTGGAAACGTCGTCTGGTAGCGGGATCTTCGGATACCGCTGGTCGATCAAACCGTGAACAAACTCATTGAGCTTGGCGAGGCTAGGTTTGTCCAGAAAGATACCGTTAGCCCCATATTGTGCGTTACTAGCGAATCTAACTGGATACCCAGCCGTAACCACTTTCTTGATAGCAGTCGCCGCAGACTCAAGGTTATCCTCATCCTTGAGCAGTCGTTCGGTAGTCAGAAAATCATAGATCTGCTCATCAAGAGTCGGCTCAACCACCTTCCCAGCCGGATCGACAACATCGTTTTCTTTGGGCGTCTTTTCGGCGGGTTTTCCTTTTGGTTTTGCAGATGCGGCAGGTGCGGTAGTCGCGGCAGGTGCGGTAGGTGCGGTAGGTGCGGTAGGTGCGGTAGGTGCGGTAGGTGCGGTAGGTGCGGTAGTCGCGGCAGGTGTGGTAGTCGCGGCAGGTGTGGTAGTCGCGGCAGGTGTGGTAGTCGCGGCAGGTGCCTTTCCTTTCCCCTTTCCTTTCCCTGTCGGCTGAACGGTAGTTGTGCTCGCTCCTGCGGGGACTGAGTCCAGTAGGCTCAACAAGTTTTGGAAAGTCTCCAGTTTAGCCTCTGCGTTTGCCACGCGCTCTTCATATTTTTCTACCCTAACAAAAGCTTTTGCCGCCTCCAAGGATTTCTGAGCATTCGCAGTGAGGTTCAAGACCTGCTCCCTAGCCAACCTAGGCTTACCTGATGTAGTGTTCGGGTTTGCCACGGTCCACGCTTGACGGGCTTGGTCAAACTCAACCCCTTCCGGGATCTGCGTCGGGGCGACCGCAGCAGGTGCTGCGATTTCTTCCGCACCCTCCTCGACTTCTTCGATGATCGTGTTCGGGTTTGATTGATCCCCGGTGTCCGCAGACTCAGTCTTGACTTGTTGTTTGGTTACCCTTTTCGGTTTGGGGGGTTTGGTCTGGCGCAGCTTTTTGTCTACCTCTGTTTGGTCAGCACCAACACGCTGCACGACAGCTTCTTTTGCTTTGACGGCACGCTTGCGGGGTTCGGTTGGTTTCTTTTGCCCTTCCTGCAAAGCACCTGCGATAGCCGCTGCTTTTTGGTTAGGATTTCCCGGAAGTCGTTGCGGGGGGATTTCATCAGTCCCGGTTTCGACCACTGTCTCGGCAAAGTTCTCAGGGGCATTGGAGATTTCCTCAAGAATTTTAACCGCTTGTTCCGGGGTCGCCTCTGGGACAGTTGGTCTTGCCGCAGCCCACGGTGAGAAACGAGACCGACCAGAGACCGTTCCAAACGGTCCTTGGGGTCTTTGAGTGCGCCGCGTCCATGCGGGACCAGTAGGGGCAGCGGGTGCTTCCGGGGTCGGTGCGGGTGCAGCAGGTGCAGCAGGTGCAGCAGCGGGTGCAGCAGCGGGTGCAGCAGCGGGTGCAGCAGCAGGTGCAGCAGCAGGTGCTTCCGGGGTCGGCGCAGGTCCAGCAGGGGCAGGTCCAGCAGGGGCAGGTCCAGCAGGGGTCGGTGCAGGACCAGCAGCGGGTCCAGCAGGGGTCGGTGCAGGACCAGCAGCGGGTCCAGCAGCGGGTCCAGCAGCGGCAGGAGCAACAGCGGGTTTGTTGAGTGTCGCTGCAAGGACATCCCCAGCACTGACGACACGGTCCCCGACACGAATCCCGGCACGACCGGAGGATCGTCGCAGCACCGCTTCGACAACATCAGCGGTGATGGGTGAACCAGACTTGCGGAGATCCCCGGTGACCTTGCTGACAAAGTCGGTCTCCATCTGTCGAAGGGCGAGCTGGGTTGCCCGTTGACCACCCTTGGTAAACTGGTTCTTGGTGCCTCGGATCGTCCCAAGGGTTCCACCAACCGCAAGACCGACAAGACCTGCGTGGAACGACTCGGTGAGTCGGTCGAACAGGGGTTTATCTTCCCCGGTAAAAGCGGTGTCAATAACCCCGCTGACGAACTGGTCCAGAGTTTCTTCGGGGAACTCCTCAAGACCCATCTTGGCACCTGCGGCAACACCCGACATGAGGCGGGACTTCGACGCAACGCCGGAAAGACCATTGGTCTTGATCGCTTCCTTGAGTCGGTTCGCGACGACGGTCTTGAATGTCGCCTCGGTAAGGCGACCGTTAACCTTGGTGGTGATGCCGGAAGTATCCGCGAACTGGTTGATCGCGGAAAGCAACTGCTTCTTGTTGGCTCCCGCCATGAACAGTTCTTCCACACCCCCGGCTTTTCCGGCAAAGGAGAAAACGGAAGTCAAAAGACCTGTGCTGACAGACTTCGTAAGCGCAAGTGACAAGGCACCCTTGCGGACCTCCTCCGGGGTATACATCGGAGTGCCGTCCGGTTTCTTCATCTCAGAAAGGGTGGCATACCCTTCACTGTAAGCCATGCCCGAAACTCGGTTGGCTGCGGGGAGGAAGTAAGCGGGGGACTTCACCCAGTTGGAATCAACAACCGCATTGTATTGTTTGATAAGACCCAACGCTTCCTCCGGGGAGACGGACTTCTTGAAAGCACCTTCCAAGGACTCCTTCATAAGGAGTTTCTCCGCAGACATCTCCGCAGTCTCGCGCATTCCTTTTCCAATGGCTCCGATGACGAGACCCTTGAGGGTCACCTTGGTCCCCGTCCTAGCAGCCAGATAGGCTGCGCCACCCATGCCTCCGGTAACGGAGCCAACACCAAAAGTGATAAGACCGTCAACGATGACAGGCGCGATGCCTTCCATTACATCCTGACTGAACCCCAAATCTGACCCAAAGAGATTTGCTACCCTCCGTCGCTGACTCTGCTTCTCCGCGTAATCGATGAAGTATTCCCGCGAGCTTTCGTTCCCGAAAATAGCGGGGATGGCAAGAGCTGCTCCGTAGACAGAGTCTTTGATGGATGCTCCAACACCTTCAAGGCGGGTCTTTACTTCGCTGAAATTATCCGGGTCGTCCAAAAATTCCTGCACGGCATCTTTCTGTTTGCGACCTTCGTCAAGAACATTGGCTTGGAACGTGACCCACTTCTCACCAAACTGATCCGCAAGCAGCTTTGCCGTCTCCGGGGCTTGTTGTACAAGCATTTTTTCTCGGGTGGTCTTCGCCACTTCGATCTGTGTCGGGGTAAGCTCATCCTTCTTCGCTTCCAAAGCGGTTTCAAAAACCGTCTTGCTTAGTGCGGCTGGGTGCAGGAATACAGTTCCATCAGGAGCAACCCCGATATTCGCGGCGGCACTCTTCGCGTCCTTCGGATCGGTCTCGGTGAACTTGACCGTGCCATCCGCGAAAGCGATGCCCATGGCAACCTTGTCGAGCACAGGTTTGATCTCCTCAACGGTCACCGAATCTCCGGGGTCAAGGATACCGGAACGGTTGAGGTCGAAGGCAAGCGTCTCATACAGGTCGGACAAGTCCTGCTGGGCACTCTCGTAAGCACTGGACTGATCGAGTGCTGCTCCAATCGTTTCAATTGGAGAGGTAACTCCGTCCATGAAGGATGAGTCTTTCGAGTATTTCAGCAAACGCTCCCCGGCAATTTTTTCCTTCAGCCTCTGGAACCCGCTTTGAAGATAGCTACGGTCTCCGATGATTTGTTGGACAACCCCGGACAGTTCGTTGTTTCGGAAAAAATTGGCGCGGTTGACGGGGTTGCCGTCAACCTTGTAATCCTCCATCGGAGACGCCATGAAGACCGCTTGTCTGGCAGTATCTGGGTTGAGCAACCCTGCGGAGTAAGCCTTGTTGATCTCGGTATTGAGATTTTCCTGCGAGATCGAACGAGGGAAGAAGATGTCCTTTTTGGGGTTGCCGTTTTCGTCCAGTTCAACCGCTCCGTCCTTCTCGCGGAAGATTTCTGCAAAGGCAAACTCCCCCTGCGAAACCAGATCCCGCCGCACCTTGTTCTGGAACAAGGGATCGGTGACGATCTTCTCAGCCTCGCTCTTGAGGGTACTGAACTTATCTTCAATCCCGTCCACAAAACCCTGCTTCTTGAGTTCTTCCAGCTTCTGAGAGTAGGGTTCGTCCCGTGCAGCAATAGTGTCGCGATATGCGACATACTCTGAAAGAGCATCACTCTCTTCCTTCGTCAGGTTGCCGCTGGCACGGGCAATGTTGACAAGCTTGTCGGTATCAAGCTCATCGTCCATGAACACCCCGGTTTTTTCGAGGTTCTCATTATACTCCTCGTTGTCCTCGTCGTCCTCGGAAGGCTCAACCACACCGTAGTAACCAAGGAGATCCGCCATGCCTTGGCGGATCTCGTTTTCGGAACCGATACCATACTGGTTGGCACCAAGGAGGGACTGCCTGACATACTTACCGTATTCTTTTACGGGTCGGTAGTAATCCTCGGGCGCAGCAGATCTGCCAAGGATGCTATCAACACGGAGCGTGTCGAACTTGGTGGAGGTCTCCGGTCTTCGGAGCCACTCATCGAACCTTAGGAATGAAGACTTTTGGTTTGGGTCGGTGGTAGTAGCCATTCCTAAAACGATGCTGTTAAGTGATAATTAATCACTCAACGGGGAGCATCGAGCGACTAACTCCACCAACACTACCACCAATAGTAGTTTCGTCAATTGTGTAAGGCAGCACTTTGTCCCAAATAGATTGATAAAGTTCTTCGTCTGGAAGGGTTGGGTCAACCCCAAGTCTTTTTGCGTATCCTTTTAGCCTAGCCCTTTCAATGGGTGGGAAGGAAGGTAAAGACCCAGATGAATCTCCTTCAAATTTGGGTGGTCCCCCCGGATTCATTTGCATGCCTTTAAGATCGCTAGCCATGCTAGAAAATGCTTTTCGTTCTGCGTCCTCTTTTGCTTTATTTTGTTTTTGCTCGGTCGTCAGTTTGGTTTCCGCTTGTTGCCCCTGCACCAAACTACCCTGTGCCTCTATCAAGATATTAGCCGTTTCAAGCATTCCAGAATCTTTTATCTTTGCAGCTTCTTGCTTGGCTCTTTCCAGACTCCCAGCTTCCGTAAGAAGTTTTACCCTAGTGAACTGATCGGCATCTTTCTGACGACTGTCCGCCTGCGCTTGATTAATACGATCACGTAGTTGGGAAATCGTATCAGCAAACACGTTGCTGGATGAAAGACCTTTTGCGTTTTTTATCGTGAAGTCTGACAGTTCTTTTTGAGCTTGGATTGGATCTACTGTGATTTTCTGGTCAATTGATGACAACTTGGCTGAGATCTCAGGATTACTGACAAACTCCAACGCTTCCCGCCGCATCCTTGATTCTTCTTTGCTTTCCTCTAGTCTCTGTCTGTTATACTCAAAATTAAGATCCTCTTCACGACGCTTGCGTTCGTCTTCCTCCGCTTGACGAAGTGCGGCTTGCGCTGGAGCAAGGACACCTGCGGTATAGCGCAGCGAGTCCGGGGTCGCATACGTAAAACGACTTCCGCCAGCAGGTCGCGCAACGTCGGAGAAAAAGTTGTTCCGCATCGGGGCAACATCCCGCTCGTAGTTGAAGACAGATTCTGCCATGTGCCAAAGTAAGTTAAGCGTTCATATACCAAGGATTTCGCCGTTGTTTTGGGTTCGACATATCCTGAGTTGGTCCTTGCGGTTGGAAAACAGGTGCTGGTTGGATCCCCCTTGCCCGTATCACCCCTTCGGGGGTTATCACGGTAGATTGGGACCGTCCGGGGAGCGGTTCCCCCACCGGACGGTCTTTTGTCCAAGTGAAAGGATCACCCCCCGGAGTTGTGTTGGCTGCTAGGGCAGTGGAAGAGGGTTGAGCACTCCTAGCTTTCAATAACGCCATTTCCCGGTAGGCACTTGAACGACTCGGAGCCATAATACGGGAAGGGTGCGGTCGCGGCATCTTTGCTAGTGTTTGGGACGCAAGAGAACCCCAAGTCAAGGACTCTTGGTAGGGTTCAAAGTCAGGAAGAACCCCGGTCGTCCCCCCGGAAGCACTAGAGTAGTCCAGAAGTGTCTTACCTCCACCATCACCACCACCCCCTCTGGAGCCACCTCCCGTTGAAGTATTGAGACCCATGGCTGCGGCTTTAGCCCTTCCGTAGGCTGCGGTGGCACTCCCCTCCATAGACCCGCGCATTGCAGCAAGACGATCAATGGATGGCATACGCCCCGTTTTTTGGGTCTCTCTAAGAAGACCCATATATCGTGGATCTTGGTCAAGCCCAGAGGCATTTAGTTTGTTAAGTTCACGACCAGCAGAAGCCCTCAGAGCATCAGGACTCTGCGTCTGCCTGACAAAATTCATTTGACGATTATACTCACGACCTTGAACCTGAGTCATTGCCCCAGTCCCGTAGCTCCACGGTCCTCTATACTTTTGTGACATAACTTGAAATGGTTAGTTGTTAACGACCGAAACCGTAATTGGGCATCGGCAGTGGCATCCCTTCTTCCAAGGCAGCTTGATTTTTGGCACGTCGGTCCTGCTGCTGTTGGATGTATTCGATGGGTCGGTCAAAGGCGAGCTTGCGCCCCGTCTTTTGTTCATAGAGCATCGCGGCAGCTTCCGGCGACAGGCGTGTGTCCCGCTCTCCGCTACGTCCGGGATCGGGGGCGGGTTGATTGACTAGACGGTAAAGTCGGGTATGGATCCGCCAATCGGGAGCGATGGGTTTGCTCTTCCCGGACCTATACCCAAGGGGAACCCCACGGGACTTCTCGGTCTGTGCGCCGTAATAGGCGTCAAGGTTGCTGGGTTCACCAAGCAGGGTTCCGGCTCGGACTTCGCCACGCTGGGCGAGTGCTTTTTGTTCCCGCTCAACGAAACGCCGCGCAGCCTCTTCACTCACCCCGGAGGCAATGGCATCCTCCATAGCAGCCTCGGCTGCGGTCTGGTCGTCGGAACGCAACGCAGCCTTCATCCGTGCTGCGACTTCTTGGCGGGTGCGGAGTTGTTCTTCGGTGGGGCGCGTTTTTTCTCGTTCCACAAATTTGTTGTATGCCTCGGGAGTTACTCCTGCCACAAAAGCTTGATCCCTTAAAGATGAAATAGCGTCATCATCTTTCGCCCCGACAGCCAAACGGACTCGACGGGCAATGTCCTGACGAGCCTTTATATCCGCTTCCTTCAACTCCTTTTCACTGCGAGGGGGTTCTGCGGTGGGTGTCGGGGGTTTAGCTTCATCGGGCACAGGTTTCGCCACCCGCTTGCGTTGTTCCTCTTCAGCCTTGCGACGATCCTCTTCAGCCTTGCGACGATCCTCTTCAGCCTTGCGACGATCCTCTTCAGCCTTGCGACGATCCTCTTCAGCTTCTTTTTTCAACATGTCTTCAATAGCCTTCAGATAATCTTTTTGGGCGCGTTCTTCTTTGTTGGTCGGGTAACTGTAAAGCTCTTCCTCTTCCTCTTCCTCCGGTTGCCCAAAACGACGACGGTCGCGCTCTTCTTCATATCGCCACCCCTGTTCCCCGAAAGTAGAGGGTCCGACACTCCAATCGACCTCTTCCTCTGGCCTCGTGGCACGACCACGGTTGTCGGAACTCAACGCAGTTCCGCGACCCGCGCCAGAAGTTTTGCCGGAACTGAATACATCTCCAAAGACACTTTTAGCCATGGTTACCAGAGGTGTTTGCAAGCCCAGTGACGGGCAGTGGTTTTGTCGTTGGCAGTCTCACAATTGTGCCGTGCGCGGAAATTCGCTCGACGCTTCGGATCCTTGTGTTGCCGGAAATCTTCGTAGTCACGATGACCATAAGCGACTTTACGAACCTTGTCGCCTTCCTTGCCGAGCACGACGAACTTTTTCTTCGACCCCTCCGGGGCTTGCTTGGGTTTGTTGAAACCGGGGAAAGTTTCTCCCATGTATCGAATCCCGCCACCGGGGAGTCGTTTAAATCGTTGGTTCGGCATCTTCAAAGAATGCCTTAAAAAACACACGACTTCAAGTGTTATGTGCGGAGCTATGTGCGGAGCTATGTGCGGAGCTACCGCACAACAGGTTGCAGTTTGTGCAAGGAACTGTCGAGGCGACCCAAAAAGCCGTATTTGAATTACCACAACCAGTAAAGACCAACCGACCCCCCAAGTTGAAAAGTCCGCGTAGGAAGTGGTTTACGCTTATACGTATAAGCGTAACCCAGTATTTAGAAAATACTTTTTATGTAGGGGGGTCAAGAAACAAAAAACCCCACCTGACCCCCGAATCCTGCACCGGGAAGCTAGTCAAGGAGTGTGGAATCCTCGCTCGACAAACTCATTCTCAGAGACTTGAGTGTCTTCGTCTCATGTCTCTTGAACCCTGATTCCTGATTCTGGGTTCGGGGTTCCACTGCCACCAACCCCAATCGCTGACGGGCGCAGTCGAGGGCAAGGAAGGCCGCATCGGCCAAATCGGGGCTTCGACCCATCCGCGCCTTATACTCCGGTTTGGTCTCGACCTTGACCCGGAGGGTACTCGATTTGACCAGATCGTAGTTCCGGTTCGTTATCTCCCGCGCCAAATCCGCAGATACACCCCTCAACTGTCTGGTCCGCATGAGTTCCTTTCCCACGAACCAGAGTTCGGATACACGGTTCACGTAGAGTTCCTCCCCGGTCAGCTTGCTGTTCGCACTGACCCGCCTGTCCGATGCCTTGCCGCCGAAGCTGACGCGCAGGAAGTCCCCGCTCCACTCCCCTGCGAGAACGTCACAGAAGGGGGATCCTGCGCCCGTGGCATCGACCGCAAGGTTCTCGGGGGCTACCTTGTGCTTCTTGCAGAGATCCGCCACCTGCTTCACGATCTGGTAGGTTCGCGGCACTGCCTTGTTGGTCGCATCGTCTGACAACTGGTAGTGGTGGAGGAACTCTATGGAGAAGCTCCCGCTCTTCTCGTAGCCGACCTGCGCGAAGAACAGCACGGTGCGGTCCCCACCGTTGGTGAAGGCTGGGTCAAGACCCGCCACAAGGATCGGCTTGGACTGCCAATCGGCAGGACTCACCGCTCCGGTGTTAACCAGTTCGGTCTCACTGTAGATGCTCTCGTTCTCGTCCCCGTCGAAGAAGACCGCACGGACCATTCGCATGTAGGCTCGGGAGTCCTCGCCCAGAATCGCCTTGTCCTCCTCAACCTTCTCGAAAGTGGGTAGCCACGAATACAGGGTCTCCCCCGCTAGGATGTTCGGACTTCGCTCACCGTCGAGCCTCATGTAGTGCCCACCCCATTTGGTGGTCCAACTATCGTGCATCTGCACATCGACGCTGTTCCACCCGTGTTTGGGTTCCGACCAGATCCCGAAGGCGTTGAACCGGGACGAGGGGTTCGACATGCCGATGATGTGGAGTTCCTCGTTCTTTGAAAGGTTCGACAGACCTGCGTTGAGAATCGCTTCGCTCAGTTCGGACAACTCGTCAGCAATGACGAACACCCGCTTCTGCTTGATACCGATGAACTTCCCGACAGCTTCGCGGGTCTTGGACTTCTCCGCAGCGATGAGTCTCAGACCCGCCCGTTCGATCAGTGTCCCGTTGTCGTTGATGTAGGCAATGCTGCCGATGGAGTCCCGGATTTTGCAGGGTGCGAAATCTTCAATCACGGACATCAACGCGATGACGGAACCCCAGATCCGGGTCCGCGCACCTTGCAGGGTGGTCGAGGTCATCAGGACCAAGGTCTCGCTGGGCTGGGACAACCAGTTGACGATCCCGAATGCCGCCATGGTGTGGGACTTGCCGGAACTCGCGGACCCGCCGATGGCGAGGTATTTGTTTCTCAACGCCTCCCGGATCATCGACTCAGCCCACGGGTGCCTGACCATCATTGGTTCTGGGCACCGATCCGTATCGTTCCAGAGAAGATCGCAGATACGCCAGAAGTAGTATTCCTTCTCCTTGACCTTGGTGTGTTTGGCGAACCCGAAGAGCAAACCCGTCAGTAACGTGGTCGGCGGGATCGTGAAATCACCGACCTTCATCAACTGGGTTTTGGGATCGACCTTCGGCTCCAACCTTGACTTGTGTGCCATAATGGTGATTTGTTATGTAAATTATGCCCAAAACCACCAAACACCAACTTCAAAAGGAACAGTTGAAGCAGAGGGCAATCGACCTTTACAACAAGGATGTCCCCCAACCGAAGATCCTACAGGAGCTTCAGATCTCCGAATCGACCCTGCGGAGGTGGTTGCGTGGAGTCGGTGTGCCGCCCAAGGTCAACCGACACGCACCCAACATCAAGGTCGGTGAGCCGCTGCCCGATCCGGTAGGGGATGCACTGGCTATCAACCTGACCGGGACTCTGAGCGACTCCATCAAGCTCGACAAGGCGAAGAACCGGGAGATCGAGGATATCGCCATTCTGGAACACGCTGCCGCCCAGACATCCCCCGCTGAGAAGTATCAGAGCTACATCGCTGCGGGGGCGGTCAAGTTGATGCGGGACAGTCTCAAACTGGTCAAACCCGCCAAGACCATCCGGGAGTTGGACCAACTCGACCAGATCATCCGGCGGAGCTTCGGGCTTGACGCACGATCCGGTGGGGGTCGCGGCAAGATCAGCATCGATGTCGCGATCCTGACCAACAGCAAGGCTGCGCTCAACGACGGAGCGGTCAAGATGGACAAGGTCAAGACCCACGTCTTCGACATCAAGGCAGCGAAGCGGAAAAGCACGGTGGTTGATGCCGAAGTGGAGGAACTTCCAGTTGACGAAGAAGATGAAGAAGACGAAGAAACATCAATTGAAGAACATGAAGACTGAACACGACCCCGTCAATCGCCCCAAGCACTACACCTCGCACCCGTCCGGGATCGAGGTCATCGACATCACGGAGCACATGAACTTCTGTCTCGGGAATGTCGTCAAGTATGTCCTCCGTGCGGAGCACAAGGGCAACACGCTGGAAGATCTGAAGAAAGCTCGCTGGTATCTGAACCGTGAGATCGACAGGCGGGAGCACGAAGCAAACATGGACGAACTTTTTTCGGACCCGGATGTCCGATGATCGTTGGGATCGACAACGGCATCGACGGTGGGTTGTGCGCGATCTCCCGCAGCCACGGGAAGATCATCGCGAAGCGGACCATGCCGATCCTCAAGCGCAACGGCAAGTCCGAAGTGGACACATTGGCATTCCGGGATTGGATCCTCGACCTGCACACTGAACCCTGCATCGTGATCGAGGAACCGTTGCGCCATGCCAAAAGCTCCCAAGCTGTCCGGTCGATGGCGATGAACTTCGGCAAGATCCTCGGAGCCTGTGAGATGAAGGGTTGGCAGGTCCATGCCGTTGAGGTCATGCAGTGGCAGAAGAAGATGCTGTCAGAAATCAAGGGCAAGGGAACGAAGGAGGCTGCGCTGATTGTCGCGGAGCAGATGTGTCCCGGCGAGGATTGGACCAAGTCCGACAAGGCGACCACCCCACACGATGGGATGATCGACGCTTATCTCATCGCTTGTTATTGGAGAAAACAAAAATAAACAAAACATACTTGCAGGTTTTGTTTATTCCGCTACGGTCCACTCCGTGAAGCAACTCTTCGACAAGCAGATAGAAGCAAAGGAGTTTTTTCGGACCAAGCATTTGGCCGGGATCTCTACCCTTGACACCTCCTCGACCGGGACGGGCAAGACCGTTGTTGCGGCGAGACTCGCCATGGATTGGGTGCAGGACTGCGAGGCACCCGACAACCACGTTGCGGTTCTTTGCCCCAAGGCAGTGATCCCTTCGTGGGAGCGCGAGTTGGCTGAGTGCAATGTGACTCCGCTCTTCGTGACCAACTACGAGAAGATCCGGGGAGGCAAGACTTCGTGGATGACCAAGCAAGGATCCAAAATAATGACTTGGAAGCTCCCAAAGAACACGTTGGTCCTGCTGGATGAGGTTCACAAGTGCAAGGGTCCATACACCCAGAACGCGCAATTGTTCATTTCATTGCTTCAGCAAGGTTACGTGACCCACTCCATGTCAGCGACCGCAGCGGAAAACCCGTCAGAGATGCGGGGTCTGGGGTTCGCAATGAAGATGCACAGTCTCAATAAGGCGGAGAACGGACTGCCGAATTTTTTCTCTTGGATGATGCGTCACGGTTGTGTCCGCAACGCGTGGGGTCAGTGGGAGTTTGTCGCGAAGCGGTATCTCGCCAACATCCGCAACGAGCTTTACGAAAGAGACAACCATGCAGCACACAAACTCAGCATCGCGGACTTCCCGGACTCCTTTCGGGCAAACATGGTCCACTACGAACCGATCCAGTTCTCTAACCTGTCCAAGATCCGAAAGGCGTTTGATGATCTGGGCTTGACCCCGCAGATCATGGAGGACTACATCGAGAATGGAACCGTCGAGGACAAGGACAACATCGTCATCGTAAACATCCTACGCGCACGGCAGTTGGCGGAGTCGCTCAAGGTTCCCGATATCGCGGAGATGGCGGAAGACCTGTTGCTTGAAGGCAAGTCGGTTGTGATCTTCGTGAATTTTTCAGACACGGTCGATGCGCTTACCCGGACTCTTGGTTGCGGAAAGATCGACGGTAGGCAGACAGCATCGGAGCGGCAGGAGACCATTGACCGTTTCCAGCGGGACGAAGCACGGGCAGTGGTCGTCAACATAGCCGCAGGGGGCACCGGGATCTCGCTGCACGACCTCAAGGGAGACTACCCACGGGTCTCCCTGATCTCTCCGTGCTATTCCGCCAAGAACCACATGCAGTGCCTTGGTCGGATCCACCGGAACGGAGCCAAGTCCGATGCGATTCAAAAGGTGCTCTTCGCTGCGGACTCCATCGAGGAGGTGGTCATCAAGGCACTCCAGCGGAAAATTGAAAATTTGACGACCCTGCATGGTGTCGCGTAAACCAGATAGTAGAACCATGAATAATTGGCAAAAACAAAAGATTGAACAGGGACTCTGCCTCCAGTGCGGTCGGGTTCCGTTTGGGGGAGATGGCGGGACCAAGAACCGCTGCGCGAGTTGCGCGACGAAATCGCGGGACTACAACCGGAATCGATACCGGATCGCAAAAGGGATCCCCCTTGACAAGCCCGTCTCGAAACCAAAACCCCAACCCACCAAAAGCTTGGAATGAACAACTTCTTTGGGATCATGTCCGGTATCTGCCTTGGGCTATCCATCGGCATTTCAATTTCGTGGTTGTCCTTCACTGTCAAGGATCGTGAGATTCAACGACTCAAGGACGAAATCCGCCACCTCAAGATGGAACTTGAAACCACGGTCGGGGATCTTGTCGCTCTTCGTGTCATGTCTCACTGGGAGGAGCAACGATGAGTGAAACTGTGATATTGGTCGTTATGTTTTCGATCTTCACCGCTCTCGCACTGTGTGCGAACTTTTCGGAACCATGAAGACCGCTGACCAGATCTTCATCGACGCGTTCAAGAAGGCGCAGGAAGCTCTTGGGTTGTTACACTTTCGGACCCACTTTGAGGCGGACCCGACCTTGAAAAGCTACGCGGACATTCACCGGAACTCGGTCGAATGCACCGCTTATGTCCGGTTCAACTCGCCACTTATGGAAAAAGACAAAGTCCTGATATCGACAGCAGTCCACGAAGTCGCGCACCTTCTTGTCCACGACCTGCGGTGGGCACAGCAGTCCGCGCCGGACCACATCGCAGACACCGAAGACGAACGGATCGCGAGTAGGCTGGAGCCTCTCCTGCTCCGTGCGATCTTCCCGAACCAAAGACAGAAGTGATCCAGTAAATTGGCAACCTTTTTAATTGTATGAACCGAGAACAACAAAGATTCCAAGCGGCAACCGCCGTGATGCAGGGAATTTTGGCCTTTGGATACTGGGAAACACATCCCGTGCCCGTAATTGCATCTTGGTCCGTGGAGCTTGGTGACGCCCTGATTACCGAACTCGACCGCACCAAGCCAGAGCCGGAAAAGCTGGAACCCGACGCGGACGAGTGGATTGTGCATCATCCCGGAGACCCGATGCCGTGCGGTGGAAACGCGAAGATCTTCTTCAAGCTTGCGGGCGGGGTTGTAAGCCCATGTTGGTATCGTGCCCGTTATCTTAACTGGGGAAAAGATAAAGGTGGTGACAGCGTCATTGCGTGGAAACCTGCACCATTGAGCAACGACGACTGCTTTCCAATTCTTCACGCCGCCGCTCGCCAACAAACCGAAGCGTTCCTCCGCTCCATTGGCAAATGGGAGGAGGACTCACAAGTCAACGACGCATGAAACCAGAACTCAAACGAGCAATCGAGGAAGTCATAGAATCGGTCGAGTCTGCCAGCGGGTGGGCATCCCGTGAGTCCCGGCTCGACATGATGGAAGTGTTCTGTGCCGTTTATCAACTCAAACGGATTTTCGCGCAAGAACTCCAAGCACCCAAAACCAAAAGAAAGATCACAAGAAAATGGATAAGTCCCTCCGAAAAATTATGACCGACCGCTTTGACGAGGTGAAACTCGAAATGCGGCACTACCACGAACAAGGTAGTATTGATACGATGCCGTCCGACCCAGCGATCTTGAAGAGGGCACTGGACGATATCGTCATGGACCTCGACTGCATCTACTCGATGCTGGTATTCCAAATGCCGGAAGATGGTGCTAAACCCGATGTGATTTTTAAGCTTGCTGATGGTTGATATGAAAACCAACGAATACAAGATCATTACTGACTGCATCGAAAAAGGAATTGACTGTGGGTTTACTCGGGCGCATAAGCATACGGACAACCCATCTGAAGAATCTTTAAAGAACGAGATCTATGATGCGATAATGTTAGAGATCTGTGAATACTTTACCTTCCCAGAAAATGAATACGGAACCAGAGATTGATGCCGACATGATCGTCACCACGATGGGGGAATCTGAGATTGCGGAACTCGTAATGAACGTCGATGCCCTGATTGGCGACATAAACTTCACACAGTTCTTGTTAAAAATCCTGATCGAATCCTTGCGCCTCGATGTTAGCAAAGACGAGGTAAAAACAATTTTGATGAACCTACTAAACGACGAATGAAACCAGACCACGCAAACCGGGGACACGCAGTGTTTTCCCCAAGCTCATTGAAGTATGTTGCCGGATGCCCCGGATACCAAGGTATCAGCGGCAGCAACGCCGCAGCCGAAAAAGGAACCCGCATTCACGAAGCTCTTGAAACCCGAGATCCTTCCGCACTCCACGACGAGGAGGAAGTCGGCATCTACGACAAGATTGTAGAGATGGAGTCCAAGTTCCTCGCAGAATTCACCGCAGAATGAGGTCACTACGGTACGGACAACGGGCGGATATCCGTGACAGATTGCTGCTCCTGTTGAGTGACGGCAAACAATGGCACATCCGGGACTTGACCAAAGCTCTTGCATGGCCGAAGACAACGAACATCACGAAAGTGCTAAATGAAACCAAGCTACACTTGGTTATGACAGGAGACCCACGACGACTCCACAAGGAGTCATTTAACAATTGCCGAAAGGGAACCCTTTGGAGATTGACTAGCAATGACAAAAACTGAATCCTATACTGTTGGCGAGTGGCTGGACAAGTCGCAAGCAAAAGACCTGAGTCGCCTTAGGGAGAACGAACTCCTTGCCAAGTTTGATGATGAAACTCTCCATATGATGTACGGATGGTGGTGCCGTGAAAAACGGGAGTGCCTTTGGTCCAGTGCAACCCCCAAGAACATCGCTGAATTTGTCAAATATCTGAAACGTGAAAAGCAATGATTACAGAATACCACGAAATCCAATTGGAGATCCCGCTCAACTACGGACTCAAAACCTACGGAACCTGCGACCGACTCACGATCAAGGACAAGAAGGCACTGCTTGCTGACTACAAGACGGGCGTGTCCCAGATCGATCACCCGTCTGAGAACTGGCAAGCAAAGGCATACACCATCGGGGTCTTTGAGAAATTCCCTGACATCGACACTGTGACCTTCGTGTTCTACATCCCGTTCTACAACGATACCCCCAACCATACCTTCCATCGTGGAGACCTTGAATCCCTTCGGGAACAGGTCAGCGTGGTAATTGCCCGTGCCGCTTACGTGCGCTCCAAATGGTCACGGGGCACTCCGTCGTTGGAGGAATTGAACCCTTCCCAGAACTGTCGCTTCTGTGCCTACGAGTCCAATTGCCCCGCTTTGGGAAGTCTGGTGCTCGGCGTTGCCGACAAGCTGGGAGTCGCACTCCCCGACTCCCTCGACCCGGAAAACGCGGATCCTGAGACGTTGGAGAATGTGTATGGAATCGCCAAGGTTGTGTCGAATTGGGCGGATACGTTCCGATCCCGGATGGTCGCACTGGCGAAGGATGGGTTCACCTTCCCGTCTCTTCGTCTTCGCTCGATGGGTCAAACGAAGCGGTGCGCGGACAACCAGAAGCTGATCGAAGTAGCTGTGGATTACGGACTTACTGAGGAGGAGCTTCTCTCCATGGCATCCTTTCCCATCGGTAAGCTCGCCAAGAGCATTGGAGATAAGGCACCGAAAGGTGAAAAGTCCGCGAAACAAAAAGAATTTCTTGACGATCTCGATTCACATGAGATCCTTGAGACCTCTGAGGAGCGATTCACGCTCTCCTGAGCCGATAAACCAACAAACCATAAAACAGCAAAGCACTATGAGTGAACTCGCAAAAGTCCAACCCGCCAAGGGATTCCTCATCTCCGCAGATGATATCGACATCCCCCGCATCAACCTGATCCAGAAAACGTCGAACATCGACGCTCCGGTCGGGTCCATCGTTCTCGACAAGACGCACGTTCTTGCCGAAAAGGAAACCGCTATCCCCGTCACCGTCATCAACCCGATCAAGGGTTGGAAGGAAGACATCCCCTACGGCAGCGACGCCGTGTGCCGTATGGCTTACAACGAAGCGGATGCCGCTCTCCTCCGGGACGAGTCCGACCACAAGGTCATTGAATTCGCGGAGATCACTCTGCTCTTCCAATCCCCGGATGAGGATCCCGATCCGTCCGTCTATCCCCTTCCCTTGGGCGGCAAGTTCTGCGCTCTTGGAAAGATCCACGTTCACAAGGACGCTTACCGGATGACCTACAAGGCACTCGCCACTTGGGCTGCTGCCAACAGTCCTCGGAGCATCTCTGAGGTCGAGTGGGAGTTCAAGTCCTCTCTCCTTCAGCGTGGACCTCACTCTTGGTTTGTACCTTCACTGAAGGTCACTTCCAAGGAGACCAACCCCCAGATCCTTGAGTTCCTCAACAAGTTCTCGGCATGACGGCACCTGACCTCAAAGCACTCCGCGATTACAACGCTGAGTTGAACTTCCTCACCAAGAAGCTTGAGGAGAAGCAGAACGAGATCGACCGTGAGATCGACCGCATCAAGTTAGTGCAGGAATGCATCGAGTCTGTCCTCAACGCCAACCCGGAATTGAATCTTGGTGTCAACTGACGCCAAACGCCGAAAGGCACTGGAGATAGCGCAAACGGAACCCCCCTCTGTGAAATACCAGAGGGGGGTTTTTTAGACACAAATTAGAAAACAAAATGAGAGTTTTTGCCGTCGATTTTGAGACCTACTACGACAACGAGTGCAGCATCAAGACGTTGGGCTGGAAGGGTTACTTCAACCACTATGCTTTCGATGCCTACCTCGTCACGGTCTATGCGAAGGACGATGAGGGAGAGTTTATCTACGCAGGATCCCCCAAGGAATTGGATTGGTCGTTCTTGGAGGGGAACATTGCCATCTCCCACAACGCAGCTTTCGATGAGTTGCTTTACCATGAGGGACTCGCGAAGGGGTGGTGGTCGGGACCGGAGCCTGTCGAATGGAACTGTACCGCTGACATGGCATCGTTCCTAGGTCTGCCCCGTGCTCTCAAGAACGCTTCCAAGGAGGTATTGGGGGTCGAGGTATCGAAGGAAGTCCGTGACAACATGAAGGGACAGAATTGGGGTGACATGACCCCGGAGTTCCAAAAGCAGGTGAGCGACTACGCTATCAAGGACAGTATCCTCTGTCTCGATTTGTGGAATGCGGTGTCGGAGGAATGGCCCGATGTGGAGCGGAAAATCAGCCGCATCAACCGTGCGATCTTGAGGAACGGTGTCCCTGTTGATGCAAAGACTCTCAAGACTCAGAAGGAATTCCTCAAGGAGGAGCTACACAAAGTCGAGCAGCAGGTTCCTTGGGCGGATGAATCCCCGATCCTGAGTCCGAAAGCTTTCAACAACGCTTGCCGGGAGGCTGGGCTGGAACCTCCCAAAAGCCTCGCGATGGACGACCCGGAGGCGGAGGATTGGATTCGCCGCCACGGTAAGAAGTTCTTGTGGGTCGAGGCAGTCCGAAACTGGCGCAGGATCAACGCGCTCCAGAAGAAGCTGGAGTCCATTGACCACTCAACCAGCGCATCTGGTCGGTGCTACATTGGTCTGACCTACTTCGGGGCGCACACCGGACGATTCTCCGGGAGCGGAGGCAACTTCAACATCCAGAACCTCCCCCGTGCGGAAATGTTTGGGGTCAACCTGCGGTCTTTGATTACCGCTCCAGCCGGGAAGAAATTCGTGGTGGTTGACTTGTCCCAGATCGAGGTCCGAACCTTGGCATGGTTGGCAGGGGATCATGCCCTGTTGGAAGAGATTGCCGCAGCGGATGACATCTACGAGGTCTTCGCAATCCGTTTCGGGATGTGGTCCAAGGAGCGGGGTTCGCTCAGGGCTGAAGACCCCAAGCTCCGACACAAGGTCAAGACCATCGTCCTCGGCTGCGGATACGGCGCGGGTGCGAAGAAGTTCGCGGAGATCTCCGCTATGGACATGGTCGAGGCTTTTGAGGCAGTCCACCTCTACCGCAGGGCACTGCCAAAAGTCCCCAAGCTTTGGGGGCACTACGACTCCTGTCTCTACGCAGCGTTCCAGAACATCGGGTCTGGGAGGAAGTGGGATCTCAAGCTTCCGTCCGGGAGATCCCTCGGCTACTCTGGGATTTCGTTTGTTTCTCACAACGGAGGGAGGCAGTGCGTTATCGACAAGATCATTGGGGGAAGTAAGAGAAAGACACGGGTGTGGGGTGGGGTCATAACGGAAAACGCCTCCCAAGCTCTTGCGCGGGACATCTTCTGCCACCACATTGTGAGCCTTCATGAAGCAGGTTACAAGCTGCTCTTCCACGTGCATGATGAGGTCGTCATTGAAACCCCGGAAGAAACCGCAGAGGAGACTTTGAAGGAAGTTGTTCGCATCATGTCAACACCCCCGGAGTGGATCGACATTCCGCTCAGTGCCGAAGGGAAAATTTTGAATCAATACGAAAAATGAGATACATAGATAACCTGAGAAGCGACGACGCAAAGAAGCTGGACGACCCACAAGCAAAATCGAAAAGCTGTGCCGTCCCACCTTTCGACAACAAGGCAGAGTTCCGTGATTGGTGCGCGGCAGCAGACACGAAACACGCCTTTATCAGCTACTGCGAAGGAGACTCTCCGCGAAAGCGAGTCTCCAGCAAGAACCCCGTCAACAAGGTCGGCGGATTCATCGCGGATTTCGATGCGCCTGTTGATTGGTTCTCGGTCAAGGACATCATCAACGCAGCCCTTCCGGTGGCACCTACGTGGATCACGAAGACGTTCAGCGGATACATCCGAATGATCTGGGAGTTTGAGGAGATCCTGCCCATCGATCCCAACATGTTTGATGCCTTCATCCGCGAACTGGCGCGGAGCCTCAAAGCCCCAAAGGCACTTGCTGGATTCGATGAGTGCTCCTACAAAGCGACCCAGTATTACGAGATCGGAACGGACTGGACCAAAATGGGTGCCGCAGTCCCGGTCGATTTCATCCACACTGCCCTTGTCAAGGTTGCCGGGATCCGTCCACCGACATCATCCGACACAACCATCCCCATGGATGTCATTGCGGCGGAGATCGAGGCGCAGTATCCCGGTCGGTGGCACGGGGACATCGAAGTCGGAGCACGGGGTCCGTTGTTCTGGATTGACGACGGAGTCAACCGCGACGGTTGCCAGATCGCTGAAGACGGGGTTATCTGCTACAGTGATCGCGCCGGGAAGGGGTTCGTCTCTTGGAGGGAGATCCTCGGCAAGAAGTTCATCGAGCAATACGAACGCAAGAAGATCGGGATCGTCCTCGATGAGTATTGGTTCAACGGGAAGAGCTTCTTCAAGCTGCTCAACGGGAATTCCGTCATCATACCGAAGGACCAGCTTCTGCTGGAACTGAAGGCAGCGAACTTCTCCGCGAAACCGAAGAAGAACCAAGTGTTGTCAGAGATCGAGCAAGCGGTTCTCGCTATCTCCAACCACAATCGGGTGGATGAAATCGCCCCGGTCGTCTTTTCGTCCGACCGAATCGTTGACCACAACGGGCATCGGATCTTGAACTCAGCGTCGATTGAACCCATCGAACCCGCCGACAACGGTGACCCCGCCCTTTGGCCTTTCATGCACGGGTGGCTCAACCAGATGTTCGTCCCGGCGCAGGGCATCCATGGACCCCGACCCGCGACGGACTACCTCTTTGCGTGGATCAAGCGGTTCTACGAAGCGGTCCTCAATCGCAGGTTCTGCCAAGGACAAGCCCTGCTGCTTGTCGGACCCACCAACAAGGGGAAGTCCCTGCTGTCCAACAAGGTTATCTCCGCAATGGTCGGGGGGCTTGCCGATGCGTCCGAGTATCTCTCTGGTCAGACGAAGTTCAACAAGGATCTCGCACGGGTTGCCGCATGGGTGATTGATGACACCGTCTCCGCCGCGTCATTCCAAGACCAGCGCAAGGCGACGGAGTTGATCAAGCGAGCGGTCGCCAACCCCCGGATCGAGTATCACGCCAAATATGTCGATGCCGTCTCGATCCCGTGGACGGGCAGGGTGATCCTGTCCCTCAACATGGACGCGAACAGTCTGTCGGTCATCCCTGCGTTGGATAGCTCCAACCGGGACAAGCTGCTCGCGCTCCTGATCAGCGAGACCGCAACGAGCAACTTCCCGCCCAACAACATCCTTGAAGATACCATCGACAAGGAACTCCCCCACTTCTGCAAGTACATTCTGGATTGGAAGGTGCCTCAGGACATCGAGGTCTACTCACGTTTCGGCATCGAAAGCTACATTGACGAGTCCATCGCTTCCGCTGCCTACGACAACTCCAGCAGATCCTCCATTGCGGAATTGGTCGAGTTCTTCGCTATCCACTGCCGGGACGCAAACCCAACCATGACCGAGTGGGTGGGGACCATCACCCAATTCCAAGTGCTGGTGCAGGAGTTCAACAACGGTCGCCACGTTGGGCAGTCAGCGAACCTTGAGTTCGTCCGTCGCGGCATTGCAGCGATGGAGGAGGCTTACAAGTCCAACACAAAGCTCAGACCCGTCCGGTCCATCGGAAGCGGTGGCGGCAAGGTCTGGACAATCGGGATCGAGGAGCGATTCGATATCATCAAGAATTTGCACGGGCTTTCTTGATCGCTGCCTTCCGGCTGCGGTAGGGGCGAACTTTGGCGGCAATCTTCCGGGGTTGCGCGACAAATTGTTCTCCTCGCCGCAGCCCCTCCCGTTTCGCTGCTGAAGTCCTTTGATACTCCGCATCGGACAACGCATTGATTGCCTTCTCAGGCAAGTAGCGTTCCCCGGTCGCTTCCGGTCCTTGGGTCGATGGTTTCCCACTCTTGGTCCTCCACTTCTGGTCGGTCCAAGCTTGCAGAGACTTCTGTGGTCCTCGTAACGCCATAATCAATCCCGGTATCCTCCACCCGCTTGTTTATACCGGAGCGCGAGCAACTGGGCTTTTCTCGCAGACCACTGCCCCGGTTTGCCGCCCTTGCCACCAGCTTTGATCTGGTTGAACAACTGCTTACGCATGGCGGGTTTGGTGTAGTTCCCTGCTTCGTTGACTCGCGACTCGGTCTTCATTTCTTGATCTTGACGACACCGGAGTGAAGCTCCTTACGGAGCTTTTCAATCTGTGACTTGCGGAGGGGTGACCCCTTGGACAAGAGGTATCGAACCTGCTGCGTGCTCTTGGTTTTCATCACGCCTCGTTGGTTGAAACTTGTCCGTCGCTTTCCTCAACCTCCACCGGGGATCCGTCGAGATTAAACCCGCTGGGCCAACGGTAAGATAACACCCTCGATGAAAGGAATGGCTTGATATTCACTGCATCTCCTTGGTTACCCCCCAGCAGCATAATGTTACCATACTGGTCCTTCCCAGTGAGGAACCCGACATGACCGGAAGCAGAAGTCTTCGACCCGCGCCACAGGACGACAATAGCCCCTTTGAGGGGTCCGCAGGGTTGCCCCCACCGCTCAAAGGAGCGAGCCATGCCGGAACGAGTGCCTTTGATCCCAACGTCTTCCAGCATCGCATTACAAAATCCGGCGCACCAAGGTGTCTCGTCGTCACGGAACGGCAGTCGGGCGAGTTCCCAGTAGCTGAGAACCCGCTTGCTGTGCTCCTTCCCGGCGATTTCCGACACACCGATCTCCTGCCTTGCTCGACGCAACCAGACAGGTTCATTGGGAACCTGCGGTGGAACCGGGACACTCCCCGGCTGCTTGCGGAGATCCGCCAAAGTGATTGGTCCAACGTAGTCGCGAGGGGACAATCCCTTGGAAACTTTAAACGCTATAATCGCTGCGGACGTTCGTGGACCGAGCTTGCCGTCCACGGGTCCGGGGTCGAACCCGTGGACTTTAAGTCGAGTCTGGATTTCCTTGATGTCGTTCATCGGAATACCAGTTTCTGATTATCAGAATTTCTTTCCGGCATCCGCGATCCCCTGACCAACAATGTACCCAGTGATGATCGTAGCGATCCACTGGGACATTTCGGGAGTAAGACCAACTTGGGTACCGAACGTGATCAGGGCAGTGCCGACAACAGCAGCCCACAGCTTGCGGGATTTGAGTTTTTCCATAGTGTTTGTTGGGTGCAACATGACTCACATCATGTTGAAAATGCTGTGCCCCGACTTACCCATCGGATCCAATTGGACCTTGGGTCGGGCCATGCCATTGAAGGCATCCTTCTCATCATCGAGCAACTGCTTGCAGGTTCCCCAATGGAATGAGGATCGTTCTACATCGGCATTGTCTTCTGCAACAATACCCAGCAGAGCGTGTTTGATTGCGTTCGTGTTTGAAAGATATACAATGTCCGTGTTGTAGAGCAAGGTATTGAATTTTCGTTTAACCAAAAGAACAACGTGCTTGTCTTCTTCATTCGGATTTGAAAATCGGTACCAACGATATCGGGCGATTTCATCGCCACGACCTTCCGCCAAGGAGACTCCGTTACAGATGATGCATGCTGGCATGGTATTAGTTATGTGCACAAGTTGGTGTTTAGAATTTCCCCATACGCGCTAAGTTGATACCAATCTGTACCGTCGGACAAATAGCTTGGACCCGCTGGATATTCAAGATTAGTATCTATGAAAATATAACTGCCGTTTACTAGAGCGGGGGAAGTAGAATAGTATGCTACCAAATTTTCTGGCGGGGTGATACTTGCAGTAAGGCACGCAGTATACGAATCTAAAAATGTGCCTCCTGTAAGATAGTGCGTGTAGTATGCTGGCGACGAAGACGAAGACGAAGACGACGAAGACGACGAAGACGACGAAGACGACGAAGACGACGACGAAGACGACGAAGACGACGACGAAGACGACGAAGACGACGAAGACGACGAAGACGAAGACGAACAAGGACCGGAGATCGCTTGCACCTCCACCATGGCCGGAACCCCCTCAAAACGGATCAACTCGACATCGACAACAGAGTCCGCATCACTGAAAGAAGTCTGCATGGAAGAGCTTCCGTTCAGTTGGAACTTGTAGATTACCTTCTCGCAATTCGCTTTCTCGTAGGTCACATACACCGCTCCATACGCCGGGAGGATCACCTCTGGCGTTACAGGAACCACCTTCAACTGATACTTGGTGGTTCCGTCGAACTCAAATTTGGTGGGGTGCAGTCCGTCATCCACGGCACCGTAGATGTAGTTAGGACTGTCCTCAAACCTCCCGCTGGTCTTGTAGTCCTGCCAACGAGCATTCAGTTCAACTGGGTGCCCTTCGATAACAGCAGACATCAAAGACTCAGCTTCCCGAGGGATGTAGAAGTAATCCCGGTCAGTGGAGATTTTGTATTCATAGACGAGATCCCGCCAATAGCCGAGGCTATACAACCGGGGAAGTGCCATGTTCAAATAATTGACAAAGCTTTCCCCCGGAGGTATGTAGCTCGAAAGGGTGGAACTCAAGGCTGAAACAAACTGAGCCATGTGGAAGTCTAGATCAGCGAACAGAATATTCAAGAACAGAGTCGTATGAGAAAACTTTTGTTAAGGAACAACCTGAGTCTTGGTGACGTTGTTGTGTGCTCCGCTGCCATCAGGGATCTGCACAAGGCTAATCCGGGGCAATTCATCACGGGATACACAGGGTCGTGTAGTCAGGTTTTCGAGCACAACCCGAATATTCAAGATGTCGCGGACGCAGAGGAGATTGTTCTGGAGTACCCAGCGATTCACCAAAGCAACAATCGTCCTAGGCACTTCGTCGAGGCATACCACGAATTCCTGTCAGACAAGCTGGGTGTCAAAATTCCGATAACCGAGTTCAAGGGCGACATCCACTTGACGGATTCTGAGAGAAGTTGGATGAGTCAGGTTCACGAAATCATTGGGTTTGACGCCCCGTTCTGGATCATCGTATCTGGCGGGAAGTTCGACTTCACCTGCAAATGGTGGGGGCACGAAAACTACCAAAGCGTGGTGGACCAGCTGCGCGGAAAGATCCTCTTCGTGCAGGTCGGGGAACGGGACCACCACCACCCGCCCCTCACTGGGGTAATCGACCTCCGTGGCAAAACGGATGTCAGGCAGTTGATCCGGTTGGTTTACCACTCACAAGGAATCGTGTGCCCCGTGACGAGCCTCATGCACCTAGCTGCGGCAGTCCCGGTCAAGAACGGTCCTACCAATAGCAGACCTTGCGTGGTCATTGCCGGGGGTAGGGAACCCGTCATGTGGGAGCACTACCCGACCCACCAGTTCCTGCACACGGTAGGCATGCTGCCGTGTTGCCACACGGGCGGGTGCTGGAAGTCGCGGACGGTTGCCTTGGGGGACAACGACGAAAAGGACAAAAGCCTTTGTGAGTTTCCCACATCCCTTCCATCAGGCACCAAGATTCCCCGGTGCATGAACATGATAACCCCGGCAGCGGTGGTTACCTCAGTCTACAAATATGTGGTTGGCGGGGTTTGCCAGACCATGGGCAACGATACGTGGTCCCGTGTGAGAGACCATGTGAGTGCAGCTCAGACGTAACGCCCAATGATAAACCCGTCAACATTCGGGGCACCCGATGATGCAGTCAAAGTGATCGTGCTTGTGCTCCCAATGGTGATCCCGTTGGTCACCCCGACACTGGGGTAAAAGATGATGCTGACCCCACCGGGACGTAGGGTTCCTGCGTGGTTGCCAGCATCCATGTTCGCGCAGACAAAATTGACAGAGTGTGTCGTGTCTTTGTTCTGCAACGCCAAAACGTAAAGCCTGTTCAAGGATACGGTGATTCCGTCCGCATCAGGTTGAGTGACCCCGTTGAAAGAATTGATGTCCGGCTCCCAGACTCGACCAGTGGTGGAGCACCCAAGGGTTCTCGTAATCACCGCATTTGCTTCAGCGGGAATCGTAAAAGAATAGCCGTTCCACCCAAGATAGTAAGCTTCCCCAGACAAAGGGTCTGCGGGGGTGACAGTCCCCTTGAGCGTGAGTAGAAATTTCTTGGTGAAGTTCATAGGCGACTATACTATCAAAAAACGACCTCGTCACAGAGATTTTCACACCCTTTTGTGTTTCACAAACTAGAACTGGAACTACTAGGGGGAGTGTAGAGCGAAGAACTGGAACTACTAGGGGGAGTGTAGAGCGAAGAACTGGAACTACTGGGCGGAATGTAAATCGAAGAACTTGAACTACTAGAAGGGGTGTATGACGAGGAACTCAATATGATAATAGAACTAGAACTAGAACTAGAACTAGAACTAGAACTAGAACTAGAACTAGAACTAGAACTAGAACTAGAACTAGAACTAGAACTTGGTGCAACCAGCACCCCTTCTCTGGAAAGGAAAGCACCGATGGGTTGGAAGTCTTGAATCGGGGTATCCGGCCATGGGTTGGAGGGAATCGCTGAATACAGGATGTCCGCGTTCTGGGGCGGAACGTCAATCGTGTAGAGCTTCCGAAAGGACTGCTCCCCGGTGTCTGCTGCTTCGTCTACCATCAGGAATTGTATACTCCGTTTAAGATAAGGCTTGTAGCCTCCACGATGAACAAATCAAGGCTAGTCCTTCGGATGTTTACGTCGATGAGGTAAGTCCCAACAAGGTCAACACCGTCGAACCCCGGAGTGGGTTGGAGGATCTTTGGCTCCGTGTTGCGGTCGATGGTCAACCCAGTTGGGGTGACCGTTGTCCCGTTGATAACCCCGTTGGTTACAACTTCGATTTCTCCGTGAATCGCAGTCGGAAGTGTATACTGCCGTGCTGCTGCCTGTGCCGATGCCGGGGAGAACGAATACGCCGCAAACTTGATCGATACATCCTCCCTCTTCGGTCGGGGTAGGAAAGTCGCTTCAGCCAAGATCTTGTCGATCACAGTCTCCGGGGCAGCGGTAAGGATCCTCTCAGTCTTCGACTTGAACGGACCACTGGTAGGTGCGGTGACCGTAAACTCAGCGGTGTTGTCTTCCGCATACTGCCCTCGCGAGTTGCCGGAAGTGTCCGTCCCCGTGACATACGCGGAGATAAAGTCGAACTCGACACTGTCCAGCCTCTGGGGGATCGCATCGTATTTCTGGGCGGAGTAGATCGTATCAAGCTCCCGGTCTGGGACTTCCCCGTTCTGATTCTTCACAGTCTGGTTGATCAAGATGTCGTGGAACTTGTTACCGTGCCTGACTTCGTAGGTCTCTCCGGGGGTGTTCGCCAAACCAGCATCATTGATGCTGAAATTGCTTGGGACCACTGTCTTGATTGTCTTGACGTTGGCTTCGATGTTGGGGTCGTAGACAGTCTCCACGACTCTGGGGATGATGAATCTTCGCTGGACTGCGATGTAGATGCTGGAAAGGAACTCATCAACGGAGCGGATCGAGTCCCCCACGAAACCATACTCCGGGAATGCCTTATCAAGGGTTCCTCCTTCGGGGATCGGGAGGAACTCCGGGTAGTCGGCACGTTTGATCACGTATGTCCTGATAAGCTCAGACCCGTCCCGCAGTTCGTAGTTGTAATCGTCCTGCAAGGTTCTCCTTGCCGCATAGTAGAACCTGTAAAGCTGACCCTCCTGACTATCCTGTTGGACAAAGACCAACTCATGGTCGGGCCATTTGAGTTTGTCGGGGTGCGCGGTTCCGTATGCCGGGACTTCGGTCCCGATGCGCTGGGTATCCACGGTCTCGTAGAAAAGGATGTCCGCGACATTCGGACTCACAAACGACAGGACTCTCTGTCGTTTGGGTGCGGGTTGGCTTTTCGGGGTTACGGGCATAGGATCATATGGGGTTATACATTCCACCCGTAGCGATACCTCCGGGAGTGCCAGACGCGCCACTTGTGGTTGATCCGGTACCACCGTTGGCTCCGGGTGATCCGTCGGGATAAGGATTCATCGGATCTGAGGCAGAGTCTCCCGCACCTCCTGCTCCCCCACTCCCACCGCTCGCGAACCCGCTCCCCGCGTTGCCCCCGCTTCCCTGAGTCCCGCCTGACAAAGTATACGATCCAGCGGAAGCTCCCTGAGACGTATATACGATCAAGCCACCCCCATCTGAAGCGGCACCTCCGTTACCCCCATTGCCCCCTGCTGCGCTCCCCCCGTTACCCCCGTCACCTCCGTTGGCTCCAGAATACATGGAGTATGGGTCGGCACTGCCGCCAGCACCACCGTTACCTCCGTTGGCATATGCGTTGCCACCGTCACCGCCAGACCCACCTGCTTGCCCGACAAGCAGAACACTTTGGACTGCAACGGTTCCGCTGAGGGTGAGACTCCACGCAGCAGTAGCGTTAGTCCCGTGACCCCCATTCCCTCCAGTAGCGGTCCCCCCGTTACTCCCGTTGCTACCTGCTGTGGGGGGTGCCCCATTAACCCCCGGAGTACCGTTTGCTCCGTTCTGGTTATCTTCCGTTCCGGCAACCCCCGGAGTTCCCGGAGTTCCGCTAAGATCGACTGCGTCAATAGTCGCAGTCCCGATACCAACAATAGTCCCCCAAAAGGGGGACGGGCTGGGTGCGTTACCCCCACTTGGTGCTGTGACGGTGAGGATTTCCACATCGTCCAGTGTAACTTCGCAGCTTAGGGCAAGAACATCTGGATCCGCATCTATATTAACATTAACTGTAGTAACCCCAGAGTGACCTTTTAAGGTCAGACGGTCTGAAACAGCGGAAGCAGTCAAACTGGACGTTGTTGAGTAGTTGCTCAAAAATCTCAACGTAACCTGTCCAGTAGCGTATGCTGACGCCAAGGCATCCAATGCGGTTTGAATTGAAAGATACGGACTCGCTGGGTCGTTCAAAATCGCGGTCCCATCGTTCCCAGAGGGGTCCACAAAAGCAGTCTGGAAGTAGGTGACACCGCTACTGCTGCTCATCAAGCTACTGCTGCTCATCAAGCTACTGCTGCTCATCAAGCTACTGCTGCTCATCAAGCTACTGCTGCTCATCAAGCTACTGCTGCTACTTGAAGATTCGCCACCACCACCACCAGCATTGACAGTTTTTCCGGGAGGATGCGCCAACGAAAGACCTAAACCAAAAGTCATGTGTGACAAAATTTTGTTATTAGTACACGATCCGCTCCGTGCCGTCAGGCTTGTGTAAGACCTTCGATCCCCGCCCTCATCGCCGCCTGAGTCGCAGTGAAGATCGCGAGCTGGTCGGCGGTGAACGATGCCGGAGCCTCCGCATAATCGATCAACGCAATTGCGGCTGCATCATCGCTATCGTCGAGGAGTCGGTTCGCAGCTTCAAATTTATCCCGAAACGGTCCACGGATAAAGTCGGGCAGGGCATCCCATTGCTGGCGGAGAGCGGTGCGTTGAGAGGACCGTTGCTGCGCGTTTGCTTTTTCGACCTCAGCCTGAGCGTGATCGGCGTCAGCCTTTGTCTGAGCGGCTTCGCGCATCGATTCAATCTCAGCCATGGTCGGAACGGACCCACCATCACCTGCGGAAATCTCGTCGCCAAAAACTCGCCATCCTCCACGGTTAGGCCAACCAAATGAAAGAATATCGTGGATCGTTACGCTCATTAGAATCGGAAAAGCTGCATGGTGAAACCTTGATAGAGTGTGAACGTGACGCCGTTCGTTTCGCCACCCATGCGAAGCTGAACGGTCCCCGCGTTGACACCATTGACCACGTGCAGGTGGATCGTCACAGGCAGGTAGAGCGCCGCATTTCCGCTCACCTCCACGAACGCAGTGCTAAATGCGGTAGCTCCATCACCTGACCGGAATGCGGTTTGCGTGATACCGTGCGATACGTTGTAAAGCACGAAGGTCGGCGAGGCAGGCCCAGTAAGGTCGTAGCGGAATCCGGAGTTGGTTGTTTGGGTGCCCCAAAACCCCGAAAAAATCGCGGTAACGCGCTCGTTGGCTGCCAAGGAAAAGGACATACCAGTTACGTTCCCTAGCGTTCCAGTTGAGTCGGTATAGTTCGACGTGATCGCAGCCGTCTCAACCGGGACTGCGTTCCATGATGGATTGGCGGCAGAACCGTTTGTTCGCAGGAATCTGCCAGAGGTTCCAGCACCTAGACGCTCCCACCCGGATGCACCACGGTAGAGGATGTCACCCTGCGCCACGCTGCCTACAAAATCAAGGATATCAGATAACGTGCATTCCTCGGCGTCTCCCGCGCCCGATCCCTTGCGCCCGAGAACGCGGGAGGTCGCGGAGATGTTCTGCATTTTCGCGTAGGTGACAGCATCGTTATCGATGGTCCACGTTGCTCCTGACGCCGAAACGGTGATGTCGCCTTTGTCCCCGTCTGAAACGGCCCCCACGGATGCTTCCCACGCTGCGTTCCCCGCCCCATCTGCGGTCAGAACATACCCATCTGCTGCCGTCAAGCTATCGATATCAGACGCAGTGTGCGAGTGGCTAGCGGGAGCGTAATCGGTTCCAGACACAGCTTGTGCGACATTGACTCCGTCTCCTTTGAGAATGCCAGTGATGTTTGTTAGGGTTTGGGAGGTCACCTCGTTCGGACCCGGAATACCTTGTGGTCCCGGGTCACCCGGAGTCCCGGGCGGACCCTGTTCCCCCGGTGGTCCCTGTGCTCCGTCTTGGCCCGAGTTTCCGCCGATTCCCGGTTCGCCCTGTATACCCTGTTCGCCCTGTATACCCTGCGGTCCCGGTTCCCCAGCTTCGGCCAAAATATCCCAATAATCGCTTCCTGCGAACGGAACGTCGCCAACATTGCCCCCGTGGGCATCCGTTCGATACCACGACGAACCTTGGTATGTCGCAACGTCCCCTACAGAATATGCCGCCCCGTTGTCGTAGGGTCCAGTATAGTTCCAGTAACTAAGCCCAAGGTTTGTCCTTGCGTCAGCAATATCCGCTGATGTTAAGAACGTATCCATGAAAGATTGCAGCGTTACGTCAGGCATGGTTACGCGGGTCTAAGATAAATGGAAGTGCCGTCAGGACGGAAGTAGAGTGATACGCCATCGGGGCGAAAGTAGTTGTCTACTCCGCCTCCCGGACCACCTCCCGGTCTAAAAAGTGTCCCGACAAAGTTAAGTCCTATGGATAGTCCCAGCATCATCACTCGATCAAGATCTGCTCTTTATGCCGAATTATACTAGCCTACCGTCGTCAGACAGTCAAATAGAACACTTGTTTGTGGGGTTCTACGACGTTTTGTTAATTAGTCTCCAAAGCGGTAGCCGAAAACCCTCAAGTCTTCCGCGTAGAACTTACCCACAATATCGATCAACTCAGGTGATTTCTCATATTCTACCACATATTTTTCGTGTTTTGAGGCATTTACATGGGGCAATTTGGTCGGCTCAAGGTTGATGCTTCGGGCGATTTCGTCCCAAGATTCCTGCATGTTCTCGAAACGCCCCACGTAGTCCACAACCAGTTCCCCCAAAGAGTAGACCCACTCCGTCATGGGGCGCAACATCATGTAAGCCCTCATAAGGTCTAGATTCTTGTCGAGGATAACATGCTTAACCCACTTCTCAAAAGGCATATTACTGTAATTAAACCGGGGGTCTTTCTCAATCTGCATGTAGAAGTGATACCAAGAGAATATACGGTCGAACGGGTTCCGCACGATAGAGAAAGAAAACAGAGTATTCCACCGTTCTCTCCCATGTCGGAGTATCATTGAGGATGCCGTATCATGATGGGCATACCCCTTGATATTTCCCTCCCCGATCTGACTCCGTATCTCGGTGATAATGCTTCGACCCCCGGTTTTCGGAATGTGGACAAAAAAGAACGGAACAAAGTCCGGGGGGTTCTCTACGACGAGTTTTGGATCCGGCGGGAATGTCTTGAACTTGATGTCCGGGTCTCTATTGGGGAGTGGCTTGGTCATTTTACAACGCTCCAGACTTCTTGGACCGACTCGTAGTTGGTCCCAAACTTTTGTTCAACCGCACCCTTGACCGTAGCCCAGTCGATGTCATCCCCGGCAAGGATCCCACCCTTCTTCACCTTGGGCAACCAGATCTCGATGTCCCTCAGGACTGCTTCGGTGCTGTGGTCCCCGTCGATGAACATGAAGTCGATGGACTCGTCTTCAAACATGTCGGCGGCATACTGACCGGGAAGCTGGGCAATGTTGAGGTTGAGGAATGGGAGGTTGACCTTGGTGTTCTGCACATACTTCTTCAACGTGGGCAAAGGCCAACCGTCCACAGTATTGTCGAGATTCCCGGTGAAAGACTCCACGGTCCAGATCGTGTGTCTGCGGGGCAGCAATGCGGCGGCAAGAGTCACAATGGATCCACCAATGTAGCTCCCTGCTTCAACGATGAGGGACTTATCCGGCAACCTCCGCACCAATTCGATGTAGCGATCCATCGACCCCGTCCCGCAAAGGGTCATCATCCGGTGCTGGTCAACGGAGATACACAACCTTGCCAACCACTGCCACCCGATCTTATCTTCATAAATCTCTCGGAACTGAGGTTCCATTACCCGGATCAACTGGTGGTAGTGGATGAAGTCAGCAAACAAGTGGTGTTGGTTGTTGGGGATCATCCACGCAGGATCCTTGGTCCACGGAGGTCCAGCCAAGAACAGCATGTTCAAGAAGTGGGCATAAGCCCACCGTTGACTGCCCCCGGTCGTTTCCCTCTTGTCGGAGCAACCTTTGGTCCAGAATTTGTCGGTCGCAACGCAGTGAATGGTCCGCATCTGTTTCTTCGCTGAGTAGTTCCAGAGTTCAGTGCCGTTCCATTCCAGCACATGGTCCTCAAAGACCCAGTGCTGGCTCCATGTGTCGTTGTCGAGCAGCTTCACGTTGGCGTGTTTCGTCTCAGCGTAGATGCAAGCGTTCAAGACTCCTTGGTCTCCATGCCCCGCATACACCTTCTTCTCTTGTGGTCCATATACAGCAAAATTAGTCCGATCCGCCCATAGCCGAAGAATCTTCCGAGTAACTTCCGTAACAGGAAGGAAGTAACACGATGTGGACATGTATGGGGTTCTCCGGGAGCTTGGTTCGATTCCATAAGCAGAGTAAGATTCGTCATAGGCGATCCCACCCCCATCACGACCACCCATGATCAACCCAGTGGATAAACACCCAGCGACAATGTCAGTAATGCTTGAGCAGAACACCAGATCGGAATCGAACCCGATGATCAGATCGTAGTTCTCCGAAAGGTCGGATGGGCCATACGCCTTCAACTGCCACGCACCAAGAACCCGATCTTCCGCAGCAAAGTCCGTATGGAGTTTCACGGTCGCTCCTGCCTCACGAAGCATCTCGATCTGCGGCTCGGACAGGCACTCGTTATACTGACCACTGCTGACAACGACAATATCCGCCCCGAGTCCTTTGTTGTAATACTGGAACGAGTTGACCGCAGCCAAGGTTCCGGCAAAGAAAGAGCGATCTGAAACGGTGTAGGCTAGAATGCGCGGCATTCAGATACCTAGCGCAAAACACCTGTTGTTTCAACCGTTAACAGAAGTCACTTGCGAAGAAGCGCTTCAAGGTGCCTCTCGATGGAGGAGAACAGACTTGCTCTTTGTTTCTGCTCCTCGATCTCGATATCCCTGCGGTGCTTGGCATCCTCTTCAAGAAACCTGACTCTGTCTTGGTATGAGGCAAGCTCCCGCTCGATATTATTGAAACGAGCATCAACCTGCTGCTTGTATTCCCCCCAAAGCATCCAAGATACAACGGCAAGGACAATGGCAAGGCCGAAGTAGTTGACTGCCCACCGCAGCAACTCTGGTTTGACTTGATCAATTGCTTGTGACCAACTCATCGACGGACTCAGTTGCGGATAGAGTAGTAAGCCAGAACCGCTCCGTGGTGGAGGGTGAACGACTTGATCTGACCGTAGATAACGGTCCCGGCCTTGAATTCGTGGGCACTCCCGTTGGTCGCGTTGTGGATCGGATCTCCGTCACCACTGAGTTCCGGCCAATCGAAAGTCTTGAACTTCGCGTCCGTGATGACTTGAAGCGCACAAAACTGCCCCGAATAAAGAGTATCAAGGGTGTGCGCGAACAACGCACCACCCTGACCGAAAGATTGTTTCTCAGCAACGCTTGTCATGGTTAATACTTCTTCATTCCCCGCTCAATGGCAACAAGGAATCCACCGGGACTCATGGATTCCTCGTCTTCGTCTTCATCCTCCTCTTCCTCGTCTTCTTCCCCGTAGACCCCGTCCTTCTTCATGGACTTGAGGGATCCGGGACCGTCAGCGTGGCTATTGACCACGTAGTCCCGGACGGAATCGACGTATGCGTTGGACAGGGTGAGCTTGGATTGGACCCAAGCTTGGCTCAGGAGCGGACATGCGGGACATTCCTCCATATGTTCAAGGAGGTCCATGACATTCGCGTGGAGGTTCTGGAGTTGCTGTTTCGCCATCTCCAGATCCTTCATGTCAGGCATTGGTCCACAACATTCGTTCATAGTCTTCCAGATCGGTAAAGTTTCAGTGCAAGTGCGTTCGTGGACAACGTGGGGTTCTCCCGTTTGGTGTCGGCAAGGAGCTTCATTTTGTCGAAGTCCATGCTGGAGTTGGGGTCATACTCCGACCCCATGATTTTCACGAAGTCCTTTTTAAGAGTCTCCCTCCACTGAGCCAACGCTTCTTCGTTGGCAGGTTCGGCACTAGCTGGTGCTTTCGGCTTTTCGTCTGAAGCACTAGCCACCCTTTCATCGACTGCTTCCACAAAAGACTCCGGTTCCTGAGACATTGCTACATCTCTGGGAGTGTAATAAACAGTAGGCTCATAAGGTGCCTCTGGTTCGGTGGCAGCAGGTGTAACGGGTTTCTCCTCATCAGCAGGTGCGGCGGGTGCTCCCAGAGGCGTTTCTTCCTCGTCAGGAGCTTCTTTGTCAGTAAGCATACGCTGGTAAGCTGTGCGCTCACTAAGGGGGACATACTCCTCCCCACCGAGGTTTCTGAACTGATTCAAAAGCTCTTTTGGAAGGGGTTCCCCAGCAATATCGATGTCGTAAAGTTGGTTTGCGAGTTCCCCCAACTGCATCTCACGCTCCCGATTTGCGTAGTAGTCCTTTTTAATACGATCCCCCTCGCCCGTAAACAGATTCACAAATGGAGTGAATATGCTGCGGTTCTTTTCGTACTCCATCTCTTCTTCCTGATTTGCTAGTCTTGCTGCTTCAGTTGCCTTGGTCGGATAAGTATAATAGTCGTATGGTTTGTCTCTAGTAGCTGCGGTTGATCTACGTTGCTGTTCTCTTTCGACCAGATCCTGCAACTGCTGCGAAGCATCTTCAAAGGCGGCAGTATCTGCTACATAGTCGTCTCTACGAGACCTCAGACCTAAGGCATACTGTGCTCTGGCAGGTTTCCTAAGAGACAGTTTTTCACCGACAGGGATTCCTAAAGCAGTGGTTTGCGGTCCAATTTTAGCCCCACTACCACTTGTTGCATCCGAATAGAAATCATCAAGCTCTTCCTCAGACAAGCCACGGAGCCTGTTGGCAACATAGAAGGGGTCTTTCCCCCCGATATAATCGACCTTTTGCTTCTCCGCCATGGTGGTAAGAGTTGGATGGAGCGGTGCCCCACATACCAGTAGCAGGGTATGGGGGCACCGGGGTCTTTACATGCTACTGACCGGGGGATCAGGAGGTGAAGGTAAGTCCAAGAGCTTCCCCGAGTTTCTGGACCGTGATCGTCTTCGGTTTCTGTTCGGAAACGTCGAAGACTTGGACAAGGTCGCCACGGGCAAGGACCGTCGCACTATTGCTGTCTCCAGCAGTAAGGTCGGTGGTCCCAAGCAGGACTTCCACGATAGGGGCGTCGTCAAGAGTGGGCATGATGTGGGTGTGTGAAGGTTACAGGAAAACCCACCCCGGAGCCATGACGGAACCTCCGGGGTGGGCTTTAGTGAGATCAGGCACCGGGGGTGTTCTCAGTGCGCTTGAAGATGACCACGTAACCGAAGTCGGTCTTGATCGGCTTGATCGCACTGGCGAGGATGCCCCGGAAGAATCCGATGGTCCCATCAGGGTTCGTGACTTCGTTCGGGATGTTGGTCCACTTGAAGTCGCCACGGTAGTTGACGGGATTGAAGCTGATACCGCTAGCCCCGGAGAAGGGGTTCGGGATCTGGGATTCACACACATGGGGGTGGATGACGAACGCAGCCTCGTATGGAGCGGTCTCATAGGCAGCACTCTGGCTAGTGATACCGCTGGACACCGTGTAGGGCATGACGCGGGTAAGCGTGGAACCAGCAAGCGTGAAACGCGGAGCGAGGTCGTCAATCAGGTGGTAGAAACCACGGAAGGACTTCTCGATGCCGAGGGGGGCGATGAGTTCGCTGACCTTGCTGTTGTTGTAGCGAACGTCGTCGCGGAACCCGGACTCCGTGAAGAGTTGGTAGGACGCTTCCGAGGAACACACCAGACCGAAGACAGGACGACCGTTCTCACGACCGTAAGCGTCGGAGCCACAACCCTTGCGGATCATGTTGTAGTAGACCTTGTCAAGGATCGCGTTGGAGATGTTCGCAGTCGGAACGGTGAACGCAGCGGGAGTACCCGCACTGAGGTCGAGCGTCCCGGTGATCGCGTCACCTTCAAACCCGCTTTGGATAGCGGTTCCCGTAGTAACGGCACCAACGTAGCTATCGCACACCTTGGCGAATTCGTCACGGTAGCGGTTTTCCCACGTATAGCGAACCGCTTCGGTCATGGAGTCCATAACGGCACGAAGCTGTTCCTGACGGTGGACGGCAAAGCGGAGGTCTTCCAGCGAGATCCGGGGCGACTCGATAACAGCACGGTCAATCGAGTAGTTCTTCAGTTGCTTGCTGAACCGGATGAAGGAGCGCTTTTCACTGCCACCAGTGCCACGACCACCTTGGATGTCGTCGGCGGCATCCTTGAGGGGTTGGTTGATGTCAGGCGTAAGGAAGTTGTTCGCGGCGGAATTGAGCGTCCCGAGAGCGGACCAAGTGACCCCAGCGGTGTTACCAGCGGAGTCGGTGGTCGGGATAGCCCGATCATAGATCAGCGTGGTAAGCTGGTAGCCCATCCCGTCCGGGAAGGTCGATTGCTTCATCAGATCGAGCCACGGGGAAGTGTGGATCGTCCGGTTGTAGATGTCTTGGTTGATCCGGTTTGCCTCTTCGGCAAGAATCGTGTTGATGGCAGTCAAGCCAGTTGATCCTAAGTCAAAAGTAGCCATATCGAATGGAAGTTAAGGTTGGTTGTGGGTAAAAAAGGGTTGTTTTATCAACCGTTTCTTTGTCCGCGACTTTCCTAGAACTACTTGATGGCTAGAGCAACCGAGTCTGTTGGACGATCTGAGAGTGGACTACCGGACCCGTGCTGGAACTATTTGATGGCTAGAGCAACCTGCACAAGAACTGTAATTTGGATAAGTAAATCACAGTTGCGGGTAAGAGTCAATAGGGTATTTGAGATAAATAGAAGTCCATTAAAAATGCCAGTATGTCGGATGTTGTCCAACATACTGGCAAGTTTAACGCGGAATCTGCAGATCAAGCGAGGCTTGATCTACGGGGCGCGGGGTAACAATAAACCGATTTTTGCACGATAAACTAGAGCAGTTTACTGTGCATTGTTCAGTTTAGCGTTCTTTTTGTAGGAAATAATGGGTTGTTTTTCCAACAAAACCCCCAACGCCAAATCTCTGTAACTCAAAGAGTGCCAAGGGCTGCGTTGACACGGTCGATGAAGTTCCCCTCGTTGACCCCGGAGGATCCCTTGAAGGGCGCGGAGCGACCGTTCGACCCGTTCTTGGACCCCGGTTCCGCGTCCTCGTATTCGCTGAGACGGTCGGTCAGGAGGTCGATCTCCTTTTGCAGGGACAAGTAATCCTTGATCAGGGTGGGGAAAACCTGCGCGACGACCGCATTGTATTGCTGGTCAACGAGGTGCATCGAATAAGGGTTCATGCTGCTGACCTTCTTCTGGATGACATCGAGGTCGAGACCCTCCATCCCCTTGAGGAACGGGAGCTTCTCCTCAAGGCGACCCACCACGTTCTGGGTGACAAGCTTGCGCTGCTCGGCAGCTTTTGCGGCTTCGTGCTTGAACTTCTCCTCCTCAAGGTATCGCGCCTCCTGCAACGCCTCCTCGACGTTCTGGTAGAGTTCGGTCTGTCGGTCGAAGATCTGGTCCACCCGCTGGATGTAGTTGAGCAACTCCGCCTGTACACGCAAGGGGGCCGAGGACACCAGTTCCTCCAGACGGACATCCTTGGGGATGTAGGTCGTGCCATCCGGGTTGAAGCGGGGTTGATCCTCCTTGGGGTTCTCCTCCGAAGCGATCTCGATGATCCCATCGACATCCAACCCATACTGCTGCCCCAGTGCCTCGATACGGGCAATGGTCTCGCGCAGGGGGTTGTCAACGACCTGCTTGTAGGCATCGGTGCTCTGGAGGTTGTAGAACATCCGCTCCTGCTCGTATTCGGCAAGCTTGCCCTTCAGTTCATCAACGGTCTCCATGCCGCTGAGTTCCTGCAACTGCGCCTCATACTCCTTGGTCTTCTGGCGAAGCTCCTCGATCTCGGAGCGGTATTGCTTGCGCTCCTCCTTCAGTTGCTTGAACCGCTTTGCAGCTTTCGGGGTCCAGTCATCAAGGTCGGTGTCGAGTTGCTCCTCCGGTGGGATATCCTCGCTGACAGCTTCCGGGGAGTCATCCCCGAAGTCGGTCTCCTCGTTTCCCGGCTCGACTTGGGCGGTTTCGGGGGTCGTGGTCTTTGCAGACTTGTCCTGCTTGGCAGGGGTTTGCAGTGCGGTTTCAAGGTTGCCAAACGCACGGTCCACCGCAGAGGAGAAACCGTCCTCAACGGGGGAGGCATCGGGGATGCTCTCAATGGCGGGTGCTTCGGCGGGTGCTTCCAGTGTTGGTGCTTCAGTCATGTTGTTGGGCTATCAGGTGTTGACGAGGTCGATGTGACCCCACTCTTCGGAAAGATTCTGGGTCTTGCCCCGGAACTTGGTGAGTTTCTCCAGATCGGCAAAGGCATCCCGGTATCCGGCATACCATGCGTAGCGAAGATTGTTCTGCTCCGTGCTGTGCGAGAGACTCGCAAAGGATGGGCCGGAAGCTTCCTTCAGCGTGGCAACCGCTTGCTGGAACACATCCGACTTCAAGATGTTCTGGAGTTCCTCAACCGCTGCAACATTTGCGAACCACTTCTCGATATCAACTGGGACTTTTGCTTTGCTCATAGATCATCAAAATTCCGCACCCGCACGTTCACGGAACTTCAGAGCAGCCTCCGCATCCCGCATCGCTTGCTCCTGCTCAAACTTGCGCTGCTTGAGTTCCATGTCCAGTTCCGCCTTCTGTCGGGCAATTTCCATCTGGATCTGGGCTTGCTGGAGCTTGAGGTCAACGGGGGTGGTCCCTGCACCCTGTTCCATGGTCCCCGCACCCTGTGCCTCCGGGTTCTGCGCGGCGTCACGCTGCATCTTCTCCAGCGACTTCATCGTGTTGTTGATGACTTCCTCCGCGTATTGGAGGACTTGCTTGGCGGATCCGGTCACCCCCTGTAGGGCGGGATCCTGCCCAGCGAACTGGAGCGTGTCGGTAACGTGCTGGTAAAAAGCTTGGATAGCCCCGAGGGACTGCATCGGATCCGCCTGACCCGTGTTCAACTCCTCGATCAACTGGTTGAGCGCAGGGAGGTGCAACTGGAGGTGGGTTCCATGCATCTCGGATCCGATTACAGGGACGGGTTGTCCTTGGGACAACTGCTGGTTCTCAAGGAAGGCAATCTTGACATCGACCGTGGGTCGGGGTTCCTCGTTCGCCGGGACGTAGCGGTTGGCAAGGTCGTGCCCCACACGGGTCGCCACGATGTCGCGGGTCAGGTTGCGGCGACCGATCTCATCGAATTGCCCCGAGATGCCCTGCAACTCGCGTAAGGCGACGAGACGGTTGGCGTAGCTGCCGCTCCCGATGGAGCGAACCGCACGGGTCTTCGCAAGGTCGAGGGTCTTGATGAAGGGTTCGGGGACTCCCCGCTCCGCGCACCTGCGGAAGAACTCCTTGATGGCGGGATCCTGTTTCTTGGAAACGACAACCCTGCGGACGACCTC